ACAAATCTCAATCATCAATTGTTAATGAAGAAAAAACCTTCGCAACAAAAGATGATACTTTTATTCCATGGGGTTCATTCCATGATATTGTAAAAGTTATGAAATCTGGTATGTTTTATCCAGTTTATGTTTCTGGTCTTTCCGGAAATGGTAAAACATTTATGGTCGAACAAGCTGCTGCTAAACTTGGTAAAGAGTTTATTAGAGTTCAGATTAATCCTGAAACCGACGAAGATGATTTGCTCGGTGGTTTTAGACTTATCGATGGTGAAACAGTATTCGCCAAAGGTCCAGTATTAAAAGCTATGGAAAATGGCGCTATACTTCTACTCGACGAAATCGATAGAGCAACTAACAAGATTATGTGTTTACAAGGAATCTTAGAAGGTAAACCAGTTCTTGTTAAGAAAACCGGAGAGGTTGTTAAGCCAGCTCCTGGATTCAACGTATTCGCAACTGCAAATACGAAAGGTAAAGGTTCCGAAGATGGAAGATTTACCGCAGCTTCTATTATCGATGAAGCTTTCTTAGAAAGATTTACAATTTCAATCGATCAGAAATTCCCTGGTCTTAACATCGAAAAGAAAATCATTGCTAAACACATGGATAAATTCGATGCTGATGATTCAGACTTTGCTGAAAAGCTAGTGGTCTGGGCTGATATTATCAGAAAAACATTTTATGATGATGGAGTAGATGAAGTTATCTCTACTAGAAGACTTTGCCACATTGTGCAAACCTTCTCCATCTTTGGTAACAAAACTAAAGCAATCGATCTTTGTATTTCAAGGTTCGATGATGACACCAAAGCAGCTTTCCTAGATCTATATACGAAAGTAGACTCTGGTGAACAACAACAGGATACAAATGAAGATTTGGAAATCGAAAAAGAATTCGCAGATGACAGCGAAGACGAAAACGAAATTTAAATTCAGCGAGGATCAAATCCTCTCTGAAATGCTAGAATATATCGAGGCCACGTACGGTGGCCACTATTCTAAAAATCAATTCCAGTCAACGGAATTTATTATAGATTGTGGTCATGGTATGGGATTTGCCTTAGGTAATGTACTTAAATACGCACAAAGATATGGTAAAAAAGAAGGTTATAATAAGTCAGATCTTATGAAAATTATACACTATGCAATCATAGCTTTGCACGTTCACGACTTAAATAATGGAGAAAAATAATGCAACTATCAAGTGAAACTATATCAGTACTACAAAACTTTGCAACTATAAACCCAAATATAGTTCTAAAACCTGGACAAGAATTAAAAACAATATCCGAAGCTAAAAACATTTTAGCTCAAGCAGATATTGTGGAAGACTTTCCTCATGACATTGGGATATATGATTTGTTTGAATTCTTATCCTTACATTCTTTAATTGATGCACCAGCAATTCAATTTGAATCTAATGCAATGAATATTTCTAGCACTGGTGGTGCTACAAAACTTCCAAACAAACAAAATGTTAAATACTACTCTGCAGAACCTAGTATTCTAACCAAACCAGAAAAGGACATTACCTTAACAGACGATCCTGTAATTCAATTTGATTTATCTGCAGATGTTATTAATCAAATTAAAAAAGCAGCATCAGTCTTAGGTCACACAGACATTTCCATTAACGGAGATGAAACGGGAACTACTATCAAGGTCTTTGACCCTAAAGATAGTAGCTCAAATACTTTTGATTTCGAACTTGGAGAAAATCCAAGTGGATCAACCTTTTCGTTCGTTCTAAATATTTCAAATCTGAAATTAATGGATGGCGATTACGAAGTATTTGTATATTCAAACGGAAACATGTTTATATCTAAATGGGTTAACTCAAATCGACCAGTTAGATATTTTATAGCTTTAGAGCAAACATCAACTTTTAATGTATAAATACTTTAACATAACTTTAGCTAAAGGGAGAATAAAATGACTGAAGAAGTGAAAATAGAAGAAGCTGAGGCTCAGCCAGTAGCGGAAGAAGGTGCACCAGCACCTCAACTTTCTCTACAGGACCTAGCTACTGTCGTTCAGATTATTGATATCTGTTCTAGAAGAGGCGCCTTCGAAGGGCCAGAACTAGAAGCAGTTGGAGGTCTAAGAAGCAGATTTGTAGCTTTTGTAAAAGCAGCTTCTCCGGAAGGAAGTGAATCACCAGAAGGTGCAGTTCCTGAAGTAGAAGATGCTCCAGAAAGCAACTCAGCTGACTAATCGTTGGGGGAGCAATTCCCCCAACCCAATTTTATTATATTATGCAAACAACTGAAAAATCAAATCTAATTAAAGCTCTAAAAGAAGGAACAGTAGTTGTTACCTTTGAAAAAATCGATACTAAAGAAATAAGGGTTATGCCTTGTACTTTAAATCCAGATTTACTAATAGAGAATAATGTTAAAATTAAGATTAATAATTTAAGTGCAGACTCTGATCACTTTGTAGCTTGGGCGTTAGACAAACAAGCATGGAGAAGTTTCAGACTCAGCACAGTTATATCATGGGAGAAAAAATGAATCAAGACAATGAATTTCTATGGGTAGAAAAATATAGACCCAGAACAATCAATCAATGTATCTTACCGAAAGAACTCAAAGAGACATTCCAATCACAAATAGAAAATAAAGAATTACCAAACATGATGTTTACTGGTACGGCTGGTACTGGTAAAACAACCGTAGCAAGATCGCTATGTCATGAACTTGGTATTGATTATCTTCTAGTAAATGGATCAGAAGAATCAGGTATTGATACTCTTAGAAACAAAATCAAACACTTTGCATCAACTGTATCTCTAACAGGATCAGTCAAAGTTGTTATACTCGACGAAGCAGACTATCTAAATCCTCAATCAACCCAACCAGCATTAAGAGGTTTTATCGAAGAGTTTAGTTCTAATTGCAGGTTTATCCTAACTTGTAATTTTAAAAATAGAATTATAGAACCTTTACATTCTCGATGTACTGTTATAGATTTCAAAACGCCAATAGAACAAAAATCACAAATAGCAGAACAAATGCTAGAAAGATTAGAAATAATATTAGACTACGAACAAATCAAATATGAAAAGCCAGTTCTTGCTGAACTCATTATTAAACACTTCCCAGATTTTAGAAGAACTATAAATGAAGTCCAAAGATATTCAGTTTCTGGTTCCATAGATAGTGGTATACTAGTTCAGATTAGTGATCTTGCAGTTAACGATCTAATCAAATGTCTAAAAGAAAAAGACTTTAGGTCTATGAGAAAATGGGTTAGTAATAATATGGACACAGAGCCAGCTGCAATTTTTAGAAAAATATATGATTCTATGAATGAAAGAGTAGAAGATCAGTCTGTTCCTCAGCTAGTTCTAATACTTGCAGACTATCAATATAAAAACGCATTTGTTGCAGACCACGAACTTAACTTGGTGGCATGCTTTACTGAAATAATGGGAGGAGTAAAATTTAAATGACAGCAGATGAATTACACAGAATTGAAATCTTAAAAAGAAATGTGGCAGACCTACAATCTCAACTAAGTCAATCCCACAAAAGAATTAAAGAACTACTTAATCAGGTTGATGAGCTTCAAAAGAAAGTTAATAGACTAAACAACAACCTAAAAAATACTATAATAGAAAAGATAGATGAATCCATTTGAATATATAAATGCAATCAATTATACCAAGAAAGATATTATGGTGGATGACATTGCAGAAAAAGAATACAATGCATTTCTAGTAAATAGAACACTATCCTATTTCCCAGATACAATCTTGTATGCAAACGAAATGAATACAAAACATCACATCGATAGTCGTCTTCAATTCGATTTTTTCATAAATATAATTAAGAAAAGGAAAAGATTTTCTAAGTGGGCTAAACCTATAGAAATAGAAAATCTTCAACTCATCAAAGAATATTATGGGTACAGCAACGAAAAAGCTAAATCCGCATTATCATTAATGAGCAATGAACAAATTGACAAATTGAAACAGAGGATTAATAAAGGTGGAAAACGAAAATAATCAAATCAATAACTGGTCACCAACTGAAATGTTAGAAGTGACCCTTAACGAGCCGGATGATTTCTTAAAAATCCGAGAGACTCTAACACGTATCGGCGTAGCTTCTAGGAAAGATCAAAAGCTATTCCAATCGTGCCACATATTGCACAAACAGGGCAGATATTTTATAGTGCATTTTAAAGAACTATTTTTACTTGATGGGAAACCATCTAACTTAATGGATAATGACATCCAAAGAAGAAATACAATCGCAACGCTTTTAAGCGATTGGGGTTTGATAACAATTGTTACACCTTCGAAGGCTGCAGACGTAGCTCCATTGAGACAAATAAAGGTAATACCTTTTAAGGAAAAAACCCAATGGGAGTTATGTCCAAAATATAATATTGGAAATAGCCCAAAGGAATAATTTGAATATACAAAAACAAGTAAAAAAAATTTACAAAAACTTTCATAAAATAATGAAAGCAGGAAGAATACAAAAAGTAGTTAAATTAGCTACAAAGTGAAAGAATTTATAAAACTAGGTTAACTAGTCGTATAAATAAAAGTGGTTCGCCGATTATCGGGAACTAATTAACCTTGCTAACTAATAGGAGGAAATAAAATGGTAGTAAGAAATAACTTGAACGTGCCGCGTTCACTATTCGTTGGATTTGATACTTTATTTGAAGACTTAGAAAGGATTCATCAAAGTGCTAGATCTGGTAACGATAATTATCCACCGCATAACGTAGTAAAAATCGATGATGAGAAATTTCTCATTGAACTTGCTATAGCGGGATTTACTAAAGATGATATTGATATCGAGCTCAAAGACGGTATCCTTAAAATCAAAGGTGAAGTAGAAAAAGATGAGCGTGAATTTGCGTATAAAGGCATTTCATCTCGCAAATTTGAGAAGAGCTTCCGACTCTCAGAATTTGTCGTAATAGATGGTGCTGATCTTGAGGATGGAATACTAGTAGTGTATGCTAGAGTAGAACTTCCAGAAGAGAAGCGTCCTAGGAAGATCGATATAGGGTCTGCTGGGGCATCAAAGAAAAAATCTTTTTTGAAAGGCTAGTATCAGCGAACACCCAGTAGGTGTGTAATAAACATTTTTACTGGAGTTTAACATGAGACACATTTATCATTATATGAATAAATATGAAGATGTTAGAGAGGCCCTCACTGCTACAGCTATATTATCAGGAGTCCTAGGTTTAGGACCATTTTTAATATGGCTTAGTGCGATGGGCTATTAACGATTCATTTCATGCGGGGGTAAGAAATTACCCCCAACCTTTTTTTTCAAATAGGGGGTTTACAAACACCCCAAACTGTGGTATAATATACACTTCATTATGGCAAACTTTTATACAAATGTAACACGGCAAAAAGGCTTCATCCTATACCGTGGAATTGAAAACGGCAAAAGGGTCCAAAGAAAATCTAAATACGGACCAACCCTTTTCGTAGCAACAACCAAACCAACTAAATGGAAATCCATTGATGGAAAACCTGTGGCTCCAGTCACATTCGAAAGCATGTGGGATTGCAAACAATGGGTAGAAGATAATTCTGGAATAGCTGGAAGAAGTATATACGGAAACACCAAACACATAGCTGGTTACATCAACGATTATTTTCCTGGTGATATAGAATTCGATAGGAATCTAATTAACGTTACCTCATTGGATATCGAGGTAGCTTCAGACGATGGATTCCCAGAACCAGAAATTGCTTCAAAAGAAGTTACAGCAATTACAATCAAAAACAACATAGACAATACCTATTATGTTTGGGGACTAGGAGATTACGATGTAGAAAGGTCCATAATGAAAACAGACCGTGTCGTTTACACCAAGTGTGAAACGGAAAGAGATCTCCTAGTCTCATTTCTAAAACATTGGTCATTACCTTCTAATTGTCCAGACGTAGTTACTGGCTGGAACGTAGAATTCTTCGATATACCTTATTTGGTTAATAGAATGAAAAACATATTTGGTACACTCGAAGCATCCTATCCGCTTTCTCCATGGCAAGAAGTTACAGAGAAACAAGTAAATAGAATGGCTGGTAGGGAAAAGACATACAATATTACAGGCGTATCCATTATGGACTATCTCGAACTATTTAAAAAGTTTGGATACTCCTATGGTGCACAAGAAACATATAAACTGGATCACATTGCTCATGTAGTTCTTGGAGAAAAGAAACTATCATACGAAGAACACGGATCCTTGCATACACTTTACAAAAACGACTATCAAAAGTTTATCGACTATAATATCAAAGACGTAGAATTGGTAGATCGTTTAGAAGATAAACTTGGTCTAATTACCCTAGCACTTACTATAGCTTATCGTGGTGGGGTTAATTACAAAGATACATTTGGAACTACTTCTATTTGGGACTCAATCGTATTCCGTAAGCTTTGGCAGGAAAACATTGTAGTTCCATTCCAAGAAGATAAAACCAGATCATCCTATCCTGGTGGATACGTAAAAGAACCGCAGGTGGGAATACACGATTGGGTAGTTAGCTTCGATCTTAACTCCCTATATCCTTCCATTATTATGCAATATAATATGTCGCCAGAAACTATATCAGATGGCGAGTATATCAACACTTCAGTAGACCAAATACTGGATAACCCAAAAAGTGTTGATAATCATGGAAAAGCCTTAGGTGCAAATGGTCAATACTTTAACATTGACAAAAAGGGTGTATTCCCCCTCATCATCGATGAAATGTACAGGGAAAGGGTGGAAGTTAAAAAGGAAATGATTAAGTTCCAACAAGAACTACAAAACGTCGACAAGACAGACAAACAAAAAGTTTACAGCTTAGAGAGAGATATTGCTATTAGTAATAACCGACAAATGGCAATTAAGATTCTTCTTAACTCTCTCTATGGTGCGATTGGTAATCAATACTTTAGATTCTTCGATCAACGTATCGCAGAAGCTATTACCCTATCTGGCCAGCTAATTATTCGTTGGGCAGAAAAAGGGATTAATGATTATCTAAACTCTGTGTTAAAACCAGAACGTTATACAGACTATGTTTTGGCTATTGACACTGATTCCCTCTATGTAAATCTAGGTCCACTGGTTAAGGAAGTGAATCCGAAAAGTCCAGTGGACTTCCTAGATAAAATTGCAGCTGAAAAGCTAGAACCTGTATTCGAAAGATCTTACGATGATCTCTTCAAAATACTTGGT